GAACCACCCAGGCGATCCCGTCTATTATCAATGCACAGGGAATCAATCAATCTGTATTTCCGGAAGGAAGTGAATCATGGCACAAGGTGCAGAAGGCGCGAAAACCATCCTGGAAGAACATTCGAACCGCAAGATGGATCCCATCCATCCGGTTCCGGATGGTGCGAAACGGGTTGTACTGGATACTGCGGTGGCGGCAGGGCAACAAGCGGAACTGGAACCGCATACCTGGTATTATGCGATCTGCCGCGATGCCAGTGATGGTTTTATGAAACTGGGAACCGCCGCAGTATCTGCGGTGGATCTTACGAAGAACATGCCGATCATCCAGAACCATCGGAATGTGTTCTATACGGGCAACCGCGAATTCGTGGCGGTGAAGGCAACGGCAACCCTGGCGGCGGCAACGAAATATGTATACTTCGTGAAACTTGCCGGTGATAATGATCTGGGATAACGGAAAGGATCTGATCAATGGAAGGCGCACTGGGCATCCCAGGCACAAACGCATCTGCCGGTGGCGGCGATCCTTCGAAACGCGGATGGGAATCACCAGTTATTACTGCCTGTGAAGGCAGTGGCAACAGTATCACCTGCACGAACGCCGGAAGTAACCAGGGCAGTGGCAAGGTTGAAGAATACACCGGCGGCGCATGGAACGAAAAAACAGTGAACACCTGGAGTGATACCGCGATCACGATCACTGGAACTTTTTCAAACCCACACGATAAAGTTCGGATCACCACATACGATGGATTGGTTTCGAACGAATACGAATTCGATCCCCCACCCTGATCCCACCTGATAGGCGAAAACCCATATCTTGTGCCGTCTATGGTGAATGAACACAACATTCACCGTATGCAGGGAACATCACAATGGCAGGAACCCGAAATGGAACTGTGTGGAAGGTGGGCATGGCGGCACTGGCAGTGATTGTGGCGATTTCAACATTCGCCCTGGGGCATACCCTGGGCAGTTCGCAGATCAGCGAAATCGAAGAACGTGTTCGCACCCTGGAAACGAAGGGTGGATCCGATATTGCCGTGATGAAGGAAAAACTGTGCAACATTGAAAAGAAACTTACGAAGATCGATACGAAGATCGATGCCTTCCACGGGGTGAATACAGGGGGTAACTGATGCCGATCCCGAAACCGAACCCTGGCGAAACAGAAGCGAAATTCATTTCCCGATGTATGGGGAACGATACGATGGTACGCGAATATCCGGATCAGAAGCAACGGGCAGGGGTGTGTTATACCCAGTTCCGGAAGGCGAAGGAAAGCGTGAAAGGGAACGGGAAATATGCTTCGATCGCGGCACCAGGGATCCCTGAACAGGGGTTCATGGGGATCGTGGAACGCATCACCAGGCGCACGGATACCAGGGGAATGAAGATCATTATCGGATATCGCCCAGATGGATCTTCAGAACTTCTGGAATATCTGTACAATCAAGATCTATTCACACCAGAACGCGCCCGATCCTGGATCGCACAACGGCACACAAAGGCACCACCCGAATGGTTGAAAGATAAACAAACAGAAGGAAAGGAACTGATGATGAAAGGCATATTGCGCGAACGAACCCATCCAACTGCACTGCCTGGCGATATCAAGATCGATAAGGAAAACAAGATGATCCGTGGGATCGCCCTGATCAATTCCAGGGCGCAGAACGGGCGGCGATGGTATGGTGCGGATATCCTGCGCGGTGCCGTTTCCATGTTCGAAGGTGCAAAATCATATATCGATCACCCGAAGGATGGGGAAGAAACAGAAATCAGATCCATCGGTGAACTACTGGGCAGGGTGGTGAATGTGCGCGCCGAAAACACTGGCGAAAACGCCGCACGGTTGCGCGCCGATCTTCAGGTATTCCCGAAGGTGGGCGAATGGATCTTCGAAACCGCCGAACAGTTTCCGGATATGGTGGGAATGAGCATCAATGCCTTCGGCAAGCTGAAGCGGAAGGATGGGAAGGAAATTGTGGAATCCATTGATGGGGTTCACAGTGTGGATCTTGTGACCGATATGGGTGCAACGGTTTCGATGTTCGAATCACAGGAAAACGAATCACCAGAAAATGAGGATGAACAGATCATGGAAAAGATCAAGGAACTTGAAGCGCAACTGGCGGCACTGAACGAAAAGATCACGAACCTGGAAAAGGAAAACGGTGATCTGAAGGAAGAAAAGGCGAAGCTGATCCAGGAACGCGATGCGAAGGAAAAGGAAATCCTGATCACCACGATTCTGGATGAACAGGATATCCCGAAAGGTGCCAGAACCGATGCGGTGATGGATGCGATCCGCGCCCTTGAAGGCAAGGAAAAGATCCAGGCATTCGCCGAATCCCTGAAGAAGATTTCGAAATCAGATGAAGAAATCCCGAATCAGGAAGAAGGCGGTGGCGGTATGAAGGAATCCGCCGATAAGAAGGTGGATGCGAAAACCGCCGCGAGGATCTTCAAGGGATAAGGGTTCGCCCTTCACATAGAAAACAAACACTGAACCTGGGGAGCTTACACCCAGGCGAAGAACCCCCCTGGGGAGCTTACACCCAGGGGCAATGGAAAGGATAAGACAATGGGAAACGTACAAAGGCATCAGTATCAGTACGATCGCCCACGGTTCTATCGTGTGGATAGTGCCGTGGTGATCGAACAGGGCGATCTTCTGTGGTTGAACACGGATGATGCGCGCGGCGCGGCAGATTTCACCTGGGATACATCCCTGGCAGTAACATCGCCACAGTTCCAGGCACGATTCATCGGGGTTGCAGAACAGGCATCTGCCAGTGGTGATACCGATGATATCAGGGTTGCCACTGCCGGTGTGTTCGAATTCCCCTGCGAATCATCCACCTTCAATGAAGGCGATTTCGTGGGGATCAATGACAACGCAACACCGGATGCCCTGATGGATCAATCGGTGGTGAAGGTAACGGATCCGCGCCAGGCAATCGGGCGCGTGGTGAAAGCCTATGCCACCGCAGTGACAACGGTATTGATCGAAATCTTCCCGAAACGATCCGGCAACGGTGCAGGGATCCCGAAGGTGGAAATCATCAACATCGCATCACCAAACATCTGCACTTCCGGCGATGTGGTCACGGGGTTTGTGTTCGGCAAGCGGTTCTGTGTGATCGAATGGCAAACATTCATCTGCGAAGCACTCTCCGCGAATGAAACCACGATCACATTCGAAAAAGACACTGTGAACTTGACAGAAACCCTGGTGATCGCCGCATCCGCCGGAATCGGCACAAAGGATTCCGCAACCATCACCACTGCCGGTGAAGGATTGTTCGAAAGCGATTCGGTTCTGGATGTGGAAACCAATGGTGCGTGTTCAACTGGTGTGGCATCGATCCTGGCGATTGGATACGAAGTGGGCGCGGCGGCAGGTGCATAAACACCGCCGATGCCGATAATTCAAAACGAATTTCAGAAGGGGGTGCATCCGGAAAACACGGGTGCATCCCCCCATGCGAAAAACCGCAGAACCCATTATACGAATGGGGGTACAGAATGAATGGCGCAAGTTTGAAGGAATGGGTGAAATCCGAAGGGCATCAGGCAGTGGGCGAAAAACTGGAAGAACTGATCGCGCTTCCGCGAACAGATCCGAACCGTGTTTCGCCGGACGATTTCAGCATCAGGGAACTGTGGGAATCCCTGGTGGGCAACGTGTACGAAACCCTGGATTTCGCCGCAGGTGGCGGAAGGCGCGGATACCACGAAAGCGTGATCCGTGAAGCACCCCTGGATTCCACGGCATTTCCCACAATCACGGGCGTTCTGATCAACGCAAAGGTTCTGGAAGGGTACGATATCCCTGCCGCGATCGGCGAACGCCTAACACAGAAGATCCCATCACGGAAGAAGGATGAAACCTTCGCCGGTTTCGATGAACCGGAAAACGTGGAAGAAGTGAAGGAAGGCAACGAATACCAGGAAAGCACCATGAAGGAACGGTACATCACCGGTTCTTCGGTGAAGATGGGCAGGATCATTTCCCTCACAGAAGAATCGATCATGTTCGATCGCACTGGGCAGATCCTTCGCAGGGCGCAACGCCTGGGAAGGCGCGCACGCCTGGGCAAGGAAAAGAGCATCATCAAGGCAGTGGTGGAAATCGAACAGAAGTACAAACCTTCGGGATCTGCCACAACCGCCTATACCACCGCAGGGTACACCCTGCACACGGGGAACGCCCTTGTGGATTGGACTGATATCGACAATGCCGAACAGTACCTGGCGGAACAAACGGACACACAGAACAGTGATCCGATCGATATCAGTGGTGCGAACATGATCCTGGTTCCCACGGCACTGAAGGCAACTGGGCTTTCGATTGTTTCGGCAACGGAAATCGAATACCAGAATCCGGTGAACACAACGGCGGCAGACTTTGCCGCGCGGCGGTTCCGGAATCCGGTTGCCGGATATGTTCTGTTGAGTTCGCCACTGGTTCACCAGTTGCAGGTTGCCGCAGGTACGGCATCGGCAACTGCGAAATCTTCGTGGTGGTTCGGTGATTTCCCTGAAGCGTTCGGATGGTTGCAGATCTGGGATCTTCAAACCATGCGAATGAGTGGGCAGAACACGGAAGATGGTTTCAAGCGCGATATCGTGGAAAAGTACAAAGTACGATACTTCGGTGGCGCGGTTGGACTTTCGAACAAACACGTTGTGAAGAACACGGCATGATCCTGAAAGGGAATGCCCGATGCGATATGAAGTGAAGAAGGGCATTCATCAGGATAAGCCGGTGGAAATATCGGAACCGGTGGAATTCCTTCTGTTCGATATACTGATGGAACTGCGCCGGTTCCATAAAACCTTGAAAGCGAAACAGGGGAAACAGAATGGCGGCGAAAACACTGGCGGAACTGGAAACGATCAAATCTGATATATTGGATACGATCGCAACAGTAACTGCGAACGCAACCGCACGCCCTTCGTACACGATCGGCGAACGCACGATCCACTGGAATGAATACCTGCGCGAACTGCGCCTTCTTCTGAAGGATATCGATGAACAGATCGCACGGGTTTCACCGGCGGTGGAAGAAGCAGTGTACGATGATCCCCTGATGTAAAGGCACGGAACGATGGTGGATCTGGATACAGTGATGGAAGAAGATCTGGCGATCCCTGAAAGGGATCTGCCGGTTACGATCACATATCGCGTGATCACATCGTATGGGTACGATCCGGAAACCGGCGAAATGGTGCCGGTGTATAGTGATTACACGATCACCTGCCTGAAAGGGCGCGTGAACAACATGGAAATCACGGCAGGGAACGGGTTGTTCGGATACGGGGATGTGAAGTGGTATATCCGCGCCGAAGAAATGGTGGACAACTGGACAGATGGTATCCCCAGGATGGATGATCAGATCCTGTATGAAACCGTGAAGTACAACATCCTTCGGTATATCGAATCACCGGATGGTGCCTTGATCACGATATACACGCGCAGGGCGGAAGGTGTGTAATGGCACGCGAACTGCCCTGGGCGAAAAGGTTCCTTGACAATCCGAACAGTGTGCAGGTGGAAGTAGGCGGTTTGCAGAAGGAACTGCGCCGGATCCAGAAGTATTTCCCAGGATCCGTGGAACAGTTTCTGCGCACCGCCTGTACTGAACTTCTGGGGTACATCATCAGTGATACGCCGGTGGATACAGGGCAAGCACGCGCCGGATGGTGGCGATCCGCGATCGCCTTCAGCATGGATATCGAATCGGAACTAAACGATGGTGATAATCCGGATGATGCGGCGCAGGAAGAAGGGAAATCACAGGGTGATTACAAGGAAGAATCGAAAGGCAGGGCGTTCGTGATCAACATGAAGAACGGTGTGCCACATATAGTTGCCCTGGAATACGGGCATTCCACGCAGGCAGGGCAGGGAATGGTTCGGGTGAACGTGCAGAAATTCAAGCGGCATTTCCAGAAACACCTGGATGGTGCCGTGAAGGATACAGTGGAAAACGCATGATTGCGAAGGAAAAGATACAACAGGCGGTGATGAATGAAATCGCGGATAACTGGGCAACCACGGCAGTGGATTATCCAGGGGTGGGGTTCGATGTGAACGCACAGGATGAATGGATTCAACCCACCGTGATTCGGAACGCACCGCATCCTTCGCGGAAGGCGCGCGATGATACCAGGATCCACCTGGATATCAATGTTTTCGTGCGCCAGGGAACGAATTCAAACGCCCATCGCGTGCAGGAACTGGCGGATGGGGTTGCAGTATTGTTCGATCAGGTTGAAGTGGATCTGTTGGATTCATCGGCAACCATACGGTTCGGCGAAGTGGAATTCACGGAACTGGGCGTGGTGGTGCGGAACGATGATAAGTTGCAACAGATCAATCTGGCAGTGATCGGATCGGTTATTCACTAGGAAAGGAAAGTACAATGCCACAGGTTACGAAAAACCTTCGGGATGGTGAACTGGTTGTGAAGGATGGTGCAGGAACCCCTGCATCGATCACACTAGCACTGGATGAAGGGGATCTGCGGATCACGGAATATGAAGATACGATCAAGGTTCTGGATCGCGGAACCCTTTCGCACGAACGGATGGGGGATGAACGCCCTGTGGAATTCAGTTTCACCGCGAAGTATGTGGAACTGATGAAGCAAACGGGCGCATCTGATCCCACCCTGTATGAAGCACTGCGGAAGATCGGCGGCGCATCTGGGTGGACTTCCACGCAAACAGATGGTGGCGATGTGTACACAGTGACGATGGTATTCACAATCACTTCGCCCACCGGTGGGGAAGAAAACGAAACCATCACCCTATCGCTGGCGCACGCGGAACAGATCGAATTCAGTGAAGGCGATGAATACAATACCGTTTCAGTTACAGGTACTGCATTCATGGCGAACCTGAAATCCGCAC